AAGTAACCATTACTTCAACTTCTTCTCCAACAGACTTACCACGAATATTGAGGAAGAGATATTCAATATCAAAAGTAGAAAAATCATTAACTTTCATACCTTTAGTTAAAATACAAGCAGAAAGAACATCTTTAATAGCATTTGCTATTTGTTTACTATCCTGACTCTCCATAGCCATGATAAGAATCTTTTCTTCTTTAACTAAAAAAGGTCTATATTTAATTTTCTTCTTGGTAGAAGGAACAACTAACTCATAAGAAGGAGTCGAAATCTTTGGTAAAGGCATAATAAGCTCAGTTCAAGTATTTTTATTTATAGAGGAAATTCAAACTTATTTTATGCGGAATAATATCCTTCACTAATAACCCTTCCGATACTTTCATCAGCACTAAAATAAGCATTAGTAGATAGATTAGATTTAGGTAAATCTACGTATGAATTTAATTCTTTATATACCTCATCAGTACCAGCAACACCAGAATTCAAAATAGTACCTGCTGGTCTGTTACCATATATTCCAGCAGATGCTGATGACTGATTTTGACTATCTCCTACGGATTTTGATAAAGAACTTGCCTTTCCACAAATATACCTTTCATATGCAAAGGAACAACTTGCCTTTAAAACACTTGAATTCTGATATTGAACTTTTGTAGAATCTAGTGCAATAGGAAATAAACCTCTAAAATTATATTCAAGACTCTGTCTATAATTTTTTTCAAATTTTATAATTTTAGTTGATTGTGATCTATAATTTTCTGGATAATTTAATTTGAAATTATATGCATTATCTAAAGGACTTGCCTGAGATGCTCCAGTAATATATTCCATCCAATGTTCAAAAAATTTAAGTGCTTTATATTCATTATCAACATAAAACTCTAATTTAATTCTAGTGAAATTTCTAGTATGTGGTATGGTTTCAGTTACACCCTGAAATTCACCATTAACTACTTCTGTTGCAAATGTAGATCCAGGTAAAAATGCAGAACTACATAATAATCCTATATCATCTGTATGAAATCTACTATCTATTCCTTTACCTCGTAAAAATCCCCTCAGACTACCAGTACCTGGAATACCAAACTTAACCAAGTAATGAGAAGTTTGAGCAACATTTTGAAACTTCGGTAATATTTGAGATATTTTCTTTGGAATTGGTGCTGACACTCTAAATAGTTCTACTATATCATTTCTATTTAGATGGCTTATAAAGGAAAGTATTCTCCAAGATTTCCTCAAAAATATAAGGGTGATCCGACAAATATAATTTATAGATCATTATGGGAAAGGAAATTCATGGTTTACTGCGATTCTAATGCTAATGTATTAGAATGGGCAAGTGAAGAAATAGCAATACCTTATGTGTCTCCAGTTGATAATCGTCAACACAGATACTTTCCAGACTTCTATATGAAGGTAAAGGAAACTGATGGTAGAATAAAAAAATATGTTATTGAAGTGAAACCATTAAAACAGTGTAGTCCACCTAAAAAACCAAAAAGGCAAACTAAAAGATATATTACCGAAGCATATACATATGCTACAAATCAAACAAAATGGAAAGAAGCAAGAGAATGGTGTGCTGATCGTCAATGGGAGTTTAAAGTAGTTACTGAAAAAGAACTAGGAATTAAATGAGTAGAGTTAAAGAGATACGTGATAATTTAATCGGCACAGAAGATGCTGATGATCTGATGTTGGAAATTATTAGTGTCTTAAATGAAGGAGGAAAAGTTCCTCAAGTAGGAAAATTCTATGTCTTTGTATATAATCCAAAAACACCTAATATAAGGTATGACCAAAATCCCCTAGTTGGTGTAACTGGAGTATATGAATGGGGATTCAAAGGGATTAACTTTCATTGGAATGATCATAGAAATTATACTTGGAATGAAGTACCTGGTGGTCTTTATGAAATTAATAATGATGAGCTATCTGACCTTGATGGTATTCCTTTCGCAAGATTCCGTATAAATAGCTGATAATACTTAAATAGGTCGATAATGTGGCAGCAGATACAGTAACTACAGGAACAGATGGATCTAGTCAGAATGTATCTGATGGAACTAGTGCTAAAGAAGTTGGTGGAAAAAAATCGTCTAAAAGTGCAAAAAAATATGGTGAATTTTTTCTTAGTTATCCTTTAGATAGATTAAATACTGGAGAAGACAGTCTTTTAATACAATCAGTCAGATATAAACCCCCAAAAAATAAAATGGGGTCTAATATTGCCAAAAACATGAATACTGCATACTTTGAGCCAAATGAAGAAGGTGGTGTTTTAGTAAATGATATAAAGGGTGTTATTAAGTATAATGATGCTGGTAACGTGCGAACTAATGATCAAATAAATCCAGGCATTAAGAATGTACTGAATGATCCAAACTTCAAGGGACTTAATTTTGGATTACAGAATGGTAATAATGGAATGGATAAAACATATAATATTAAAAAGAGTTCTAAAAATAATAAATCAGGTCTACAATTCGCAACGGATACAAATTTTTATGTAGAACTTCCAGTACCTAAACAAGTTCAAGATGGAAATTCTGTTGATTGGGAAGGAAGTTCAATGAATCTATTCACTCTAGCAGGAATGGATATTGCATCACTTGCAATGACAGAACCAGGAAAATTACTAGAAAATTCTAAACTATTGATAGATGAATTAGTACAAACTGGTAACATAGGGGATGCTCTTGGAATAGAAAGTGGCGATACACTAATAGACTCTATAAGAGCATCACTAGCAGGTGCTGCTGTTAATCAATTTGGTGCTAATGTTACAACAAATAATGTATTATCAAGATCAACAGGTCAAATATTGAATAGTAACACCGAATTATTATTCAACGGTGTTAATCTAAGAGTATTTAAATTTGGATTTACTTTCACACCAAGATCCGAAGCAGAAAGTAAAAGAGCATTACAAATCATACGCCAAATGAAAATGTCAATGTCACCTAAAAAAGGTGGAGAGACAGCTGGTTCGCAAGGTGGTGGAATTATGCTAGGTGCTCCTGATATATTTTTACTACGATATTTACATAATGGAAAAGATCATCCATTCTTAAATTCATTTAAACCATGTGCGTTAACAGACTTTAATGTTAACTATACAGGTTCCAATACTTATTCAACTTATGCTGATGGAACACCAGTTCATATGAAAGTTTCTATGACATTTAAAGAAACAAACCCAGTATATCTTGAAGATTATGAAGACGCACAATTAGGAGTAGGATACTAATGTCATACTTAAAAAGATTACCCTTTGTAAGGTATCCATCACCATTATCGCATAAAAATTCTGCGAATGATTATATTCTAATAACAAATTTATTTCGCAAAAATAAATTATTAGATGGAGTATCTAAAGAAACAACAACATTCAATAAGTTTCTCGTTGCTGATGGTGCAAGACCAGATAATGTAGCAGAAGATATCTATGGTGATGCTGATTTAGATTTTATTGTTATTATTAGTTGTGGTATAACAAATATTAGAGATGAATGGCCATTATCAAATAAAGAATTATATGAATTTGTTGATGATAAGTATGGTGTTAAGATGAATAATATTCATCATTATGAAACTCTAGAAGTTAAAGATGAAAATGATAGATTAATATTACCTGCAGGTAAAATAGTAGAACATGATGTATCTAGCGGAAGACCTTTTCAAATTGATGGTCCTGCTGCAGGATTTGGTGGATCTGCTAATAAATGGTATGGAGTTGATCCAGGTCAAAATGATGTACAAGCAACCTATACTGGAGAAAAAATATCACCTGTAGTTGGAGTATCTAACTTTGATTATGAAACATTATTAAATGAGGAAAAAAGAATGATAAGACCTCTAAAAAAAGAATATGTAAGTTTGTTCTTATCAGATTTTGAAAGAATTATGAAGTATGATAGAAATACACAATATGTTAGCAAGACTGTAATCACAACAGAAAATAACTTCGTTCAATAATCTATATTATAAATAGCTTTTGATCGGTTGGTAAGATCACACAACTTGGAAAATTTTGAAGGATTAAGTAATTAATAATTCTTTAGAGAGACTGAGTTACACAGAGAGACCTAGCAACCAAGAAACAAACAAAGGAGAATACTATGGCTAAAAACGGCTATGAAATCCGCTTGGAGTTACTCCAACTTGCGGAATCAAGACTTCGTGACCGATATTACGAAGCAAAAGAACGTTTCCAATACCTTGATGAAAAAGGTGAGGCAGCGTTATTGTCAACAAGTCTTTACGAGCAATATCCAGTTTTTCCAACTGATGATGAAATTGACTCTTTAGCACAGCATTTAATTGCTACAATGTCAGGTCAAAACCATGAAAAATCTTAAAAGAGATTTAAATCTCAAGGTAAGTAAACAACCAAGGTTGAAAACAATCCTTGAAAACAAAAAAAATGCAGAGGCTTTTATGAGCCTCTGCAACAAATTGCAATATATTCCTGATATCTAGGATTATTCTGCTAGTTTAGCAAAATATGACATAGCATCATCATCATCGTCTGAAGCAGATGCTTTAGATACAGATTCTACTGTCTCAACAACAGGAGTAGATGCTCTCACGTCTTCAATTTCTTGCTCTAAAGTTTCAGCATCGTTACGAACTGGCTTATTGCCAAGAACATAACCAAGACGAGTCTTGAGTTCATCGTATGTCTTAAACTGATCGTTAGCAACTAATTCTGCTAAGGAATACTCCTTCTTCCAGATTGCTTCCATCGCATCGTCATCATCTAGTAATGCACTAGTGGCAGCGAACTCAGAAGAGTCATAGTTACGATAACCAGCAACGTTCTTTGCCTTCAACTTGAAGTTAGCACCTT